ATCGATCCTGCGCCGCTCAATCCCTCGAATTGGTACTTGCGATATTTCAGCGCTTCCGCTTCGAGCTGCACCAGTTGGCCGGTGATGCCCTCCGGCCCCGTTCCCACCGCTCCGGGGTTGTCATACCAGTACACCAGGACCATGCCCGCGGCGATCTTGGCAGTCGGGTAGATCTCCGCATCGGCGGCCCAATCGTGTCCGGTTGCATTGAGCAGGTACTGGTCCACGAGCGGCAGCAATTGCAGCATCGCCGCGTCGGTCGCTTCCGTGCGGACGAAGATGGCGCCTTCGGCAGCGGTCAGGATATGGTTGGCCGTGACAGGAGTTCCGATAAATGTCGTCATGCCGTCACCGTAAATGCTTCCGGGTTGGTGAAGCTGTAACCGGCCAGTTGCTTCCAGCCGTAATAATTCCCCGCGTCGAGCATGAATTTCACCAGACCATTGTCGTCGGTCAGCCCGCGTGCGATAATATGCAAACCGGCGATATCTGTTGTCACCCACACGTCCACGCCGTCGAGCGGATCCGTCCCATCATTCACGGTCACCTCCCAGCTGATTGAACCAGCTCCGAGAGTTTGCACATCGTCAATGTCGGTACTAAATACCCGAATAATGATCGCTTGGTCGTCCCACTCTTCCCCGGCCGCATCATGGCACGCAATGAGGATGGGATATTTCTGGTCGTCCACTGTCAATTCGGCAGCCGTCAACGGGAGTTCGTACAATCCAGTCGAACCGATTTCCGTAGGTATCGCCGTAGCGGGGTTGCTGACATCCCACGCCCCGCCGGTATGCCTGCAAACCTTGAAGTCGCCAGCCGCCAAAGTCGCCCCGGATATTCGACCTGCACTGCCCGCAGCAAGCAATGGGAAGGTAATCTGAGCGGCCACGCCTTGTTTCAGAAAGATTTCCATTACCCAGCTCCTCTTCCAATGCCTTCTCCAACACCAGCAAGCATGTTGTGTCCTAAACTTTTGTAGTAAGGCTTGAGTTCGATTACTTGCGCCAAGTCTGTCTCTATGACCTGATCAACCGGGATCCATTTGGAAATCGAAACTGGTTGCGCTAAATCTGTCTCTACTATCTGACCAATCTCAAGCCATTTAGAAATCGAAACCGTTTGTGCTGCATCGGCCTCTGCAGCTTGTCCCACCACGAGGGCGCCAAACTCAACGATCTTCTGAGCTGAATCGGTCTCCTGTGATTGGCCTATTTGCTTGATTTTGAGTGCGTTAAAGTCTTGAGCAAAATCTGTTTCGGTAATTTGGCCGACTGGAAATTTCTTGGTTATCGAAACTGACTGCGCTAAATCGGTCTCTGCAACCTGCCCGACTGGCAGCCTCTTGAGAATGGACAAACTTTGGGTGCTGTCCGCTTCAGTCGTTTGAGCGACCGCTTTACTTTTCAGCTTTCCGACTATCTGAGATAGATCGGTCTCGACTGCTTGAACGACCGAAACCCTTTTGTTTGGAAACAGCGATTGAGCGAGTTCAGTTTCCCCAACCTGCTCAACCACCACTATCTTGACTTTCGCAGGTGTTATGACTTGAGACGCATCGGTTTCCGTGGTTTGCCCTATCAAACGTTGTTTGAGCTTACCGACTATCTGCGAAAGATCGGTTTCACCAATTTGCCCAACGGCGACATTCTTGACCACGTAGGGAACGATCGAGAAGACAGAATCGTTCTCGGCCTGGATACCGATGGCTTTGTACTTTGCCCTTGCCATCACCTGCACCGAGTCGGTTTCCGCAGTCTGTTTCGCCGATCTGTTCTTCGGTCTCCAAAGTATGATCTGGGGCGTGTCTGTCTCAGTGGCCTGCCCAACCCCAACAATTTGACCAAAGACTACCGTTCTCGAAAGTTCAACCCACGGATCAAGGTCAGTTGTGAGGTCAGCTGTCAAAGCATAGTCTGCCGTAGCACTTGGGTCTCCCCATCTCATCCGCACAATGTCAAGCGTTGGGGTAACACCGTGAACGCCAATCTCAATGATGATGCGGTCACCGATTTGCGATGAGAAGTTCGTCGCCCCATCTGTTCGTGCGCTATGAATACGTGTTGCAATAGTGGCAAGAGAGGTCGGATATTCGGTACTTGTCGCATGGTAAAGTCCTATCACTCCCCTAATTGTTCCACCGTCGCCGCTCACGACTCGCACAACATAGGCCAAGTGTGTGTCAACTTGAGCAGCATTTTCGGCGACCTTGATAACCATCGAAACAGTATCGGAGGTCGTCCAGTTGTAAGCTGCCGCAAGTGGTTGAGACTGATATTGCCACCAGCACCACTGCTGCGTCAGTGCAGCAGCCCAGGTCCTGTCATCCGAAGCGAGTGCCGTGTTCGACTTAGTCGGCTTGGTGAGCAGGCGGACCAAACCACCCGTCAGCTCCCAATTCGTATTTACTGCTAGCGAAGCAAGCGGGGGCGTGCCGGATGTAGGCAGATATAGTCGTGTTGCCACTTATCCGCCACTACGAAGCTCGATAGAAACCTTCAGCGTTGATCTGCGCCACGATGTCACTTCCATCCGGGGTAACCACGAAATCGTGATAGGTCAGGGGGATGATCGCCGTGTCCGCCGAAGTTGCTGGATCATACCCTATCACCAATGCTCCAACGGCGTTGCCCGTCGCTGCGGTCCAGGTGATGTCCGGTATGTCCGCATCCATCCAGTTGTTGGTGTAATCCGGCAGGAGCGCACCAATCTCCGCATCGGTCAAATACTTGCGACCCATCGTGGTCTGTTCGTTGGTCGCCCCGTCCAGGACCTCCGCCATGCTCACAGAGTCTTCCAGGGCCGATTTCGCTTCCAAACCGGATGACTCCAGCGGCACAATAACCAGGCGCGCTGTGGCCGGATCGTTGTCATTGACGCGAGTGTAGAACTCGGCAACACGTCCTTTTGCGATGTTGAACACGAAGTCAGTCATTTCTATATCTCCTTTATGGTAGCGCAATCGGCTACCATTATGGTAGCGCAATCGGCTACCATTATTTCTTCCTGCCGAGTAGGTGCTGCCGAAGGCTTACTCGGCGCACGCTTGGGACCAATCAAGAAGTTGGTCATCGGTCAGCGCTCTTTCACCCTCCCCCAAATCGTGCCCTCCGATTTGGGGGAGGGCCAGGGAGGGGGCCGAATCCCTGCCGCCATCGGGGAAGGTCCGACGACGGCAGGTGCTCTCACGAATTTTTTACGCTTTGACTTTTGGCGTGACGGGCGTTGGATTGGCGACAGGTTTCTTAGTATCAACCTTGGCAGATGGTTTGGCATTGCCAGTCACCGGCTTGCGGCTGATCTCTTTCCATCCCGCAGCGAGATATTCAGTTACTTTCTCGCCAGGCACGTTCATACTGTCGAATCCGCGTTCCATTAACACTAAATCTTCAGCCATGTCAGCCTCCGGTTAGCCAAGCAAGATGGCGACATGCTCGGGCTTGAACACCTTGACGCCCCATGCAATAGACACGTGGTAGACGATCATGCGAAAGCCCGGGTAAGCGGCAAAGTCAAAGACCAGGCCGCTGACGGGATCCTCGACCACCATGTGATCGATCGCCAGGTCGCCTTCCTTTGGGACGGCGGGCAGGCGGGTGGCCAACAGGATGGCATTGCGGCAGAAACCGACGTTGGCGGCATGGGTGGCGATAAAAGTGATGGCCACATCGTTCGCCAGGGTTTGCCTCAGCCCGGGCTGGGCCAGCACGATGTCGCCATCGCCATCCCCGGCAAAGCCGGTGGCGACCACGTACTTATTCGTGTCACCTGCAAAGGTGATCACGTCGCCGGCCAGGAATGTTCCTGTGCCAACTTCCACGTGGATGGTCGTGTCGCCGATGGCGTATCCACCGATAAGGTCCACGTTATAGGTGGCGCCGGTGCCTTTGGTGAAGGTCTTGACCTGGGCGGATTCGCGAATGGCAAAGCCGTGCAGGTCAAGTAGGGTTCCACGCCGCAGGAGCGACGTGTCGCCGGCCTCGTTGGCCTTGGTCAACTGCGCCAGGGTGCGCAATGCCGCCCCGGCCGTGGTATTGATGACCAAATGGCGGTCCGACGCAGGCGTGCCGTTGTCATCCAGGATCTTCTTGACATTAGCAGGATCGATCAGACTGGATGCGAACGGGGTCGTAGCAGCCGCCCCATAGGCACGCGATGCGCCTTTATGAGATGCATCGGCCAGATCGGCCTCGATCTCGTTGACGGCTGCACGGATTGCCTGCGCAATCTGGTCCTGTTGGATCGTCAGGAAACCGGGACCATAATCCATCGCCTTCTGCTCTTCCCCGCTCCAGGAAAACGGGAAATAGCGGGACTTGCTGATGGTGACGTCTTTATTCGTGATCGTTTGATCCGCGGCGGACGGCAGCGCCATCGCAGGCGTGACATTACCTCCCGCAGCGTTCGCGGGGGTTGCTGGGCCGCGCAGGGTTTGGCCGATTGCCACCTGGTCGGCTCTGGAATCACGTGCCACTGCGGGAATGAACCCGACCAGCTCGCGGCTGACAACATCCAGCGCGGCGTAGATGTCGGGGATTAAGTTGGTAAGTGAGTTTGCCATTGGAATTTACCTCTTTTCATCAGGATATCATCGTTGCTACTCATCAACGACTTTGCCGCCAGAAAGCGCGAACTTTCGCTTTTCCACGGCATTGAGCGCCTCGAAATCGGGGCGCTTCATCTGCCCCGGCGTTTCGGGCGCTTCGGGGTTGGGGGGGATGGTGGAAACGGGGACGAAGTTCATCGCCACGTCGCTGGGCCGGGCCGCCTTCTTGAGCGACTCGTACAGATTCAGGGCTTCGTCGGCCTTGTTCTGAGCCTCGTCCAGCGCGGGGCGCAGAGCAAGCGCCTTCTCTTTTCCTTCGTCCGTTCCCTCTTGGAAGTGCGCATCAACTTCGTTTGCGATGCGTTTCACTTCCGCATCCGTCGCAATGACGGCGTCGTGATAGGGCTTCAAGTCAAGCATGGGGAATCTCCTTTTTTAATATTAGTTGAACTCGTTCTCGGAGGATCTGCGCCTCGCGTTCGTTGTCCGCTGCGGCAGGATTGTTGCGAAGTGCTGGAGCTTGCGCAGCAGAGTCCGCCGCGGGCAGGACATTGACTTGGGATATCGCCTGCATCAGTGCAGGCGGGACATTTGCATAATTGCGCAGGCAGTTGACGAATGCCATATTGCTTACGCTGGTCTGGCCGCCCGACAGGATCTCATCTGCAAAGCCATACTCCACGGCCTTGTGCGCGCTCATCCAGGTCTCGTCAGACATCATGAGAGAGATTTCTTCTTCGTCCAATCCGGTTTTGGCGGCGTACGCCGGAACGATGCCGTCCTTGATTTCCTGCAGATTGTCGCGAATTTCGCCGAGCGTTTCGATATCTAACATGGCTATAAATACCACCACCGCGGGATCGTGGATCATCATGTAAGCTGTGTCCATCATCTGCACCTTCTTGCCCGCGATCGCCACGATCACCGCCGAACTGGCTGCCACGCCGTCCACCCTTACTGTGATCTCGCCCGGATAATCGGTCATGATGGCCCGCATCGCCGAGGCGGCGAACACATCCCCGCCGGGCGAATTGATTTTGAGCAAGATCGGCCCGCCTTGTCCAAATCTATACAAATCTTCTTTGAACTTCTTGGGGGTGATTTCATCGCCTAGCCAGGAATACTCCGAGATCGCGCCGTAGAGTTCTAGTTCGACCTGGCCGCTCTCGCTTTCGGCGGCATTCACGAAACGCCAGAACGGCTCATAGGGCTGGGCGTTTCCATCGAAACAGCGGAAGGGCATTTTTTGCATGGCTTTATTCTCTGCTTTCTCTTTGGCCGGCTCGAAAGATTTGCCATCATGCGCCCGGCAGTGCTTGCGAGCCTGGGCCTCGGTCCAGATTGTTTTCTTATACCGATGAGCCTATGTATCCGAAGTATCATCCTTGCGGTAGCCAATGATCAGATCATACGGTTTGCCAGTGGCTTTGTAGCCATCGATATCATTTGTATCTTTTACGTGTTTACGGATAAAGCGAATAAATTGGTCCGGGTCCAATAAACGGCAACTGTGCTCTGTGGGATATGGCACATCACACCTTCCTTAGATATTCGGCGGTTCGAGATTTAGGATATGGCATTATTTGCCTCCTGCCTGCTCGGCCGCCGCGGCAGGCAGGCCGATCGGTGAGATATTATTCGCCATGTAATAGCGATCGCCCTCGGGATAGGCGCCCACGTCGTCCTTCTCGCGCGCCTCGTTGGGGGTCATGATACCGTTCTGGATGCGCTTCGCCATCGCCTCGGCGCGCGCCCGGCTGTCCATTCGCAGGAGCGATTCCCGGATGAACTTGAAATAGGTATCTGCTTGCTCATCCTGGCTCAGCCAGCGGATGCGCGCCGCTTCCTCCCACGGCACCAGGTAGGCGTCCAAGGTGCCTTGCAGGTATTCGATGTATTTCTGTTCGTTGCTGTTATAGGCCTGCTTACCCCGGTTGAGCATATGCTCGGGCAGGCCGAAGAAGTTGCAAATATCCTGGTCCGTGGCGTCGATGCTCTCCAAAAATTGCGCGTCTTTCAACTGGATGTCGATCGGCTCGAATTTCGTGATCTTGCTGTCGAACACCGCCAGGCGGTAGGCATTCTCGCTTCCGCTCATCGCCTTCTCATAAGCCTCGCGCACGATCTGGCGTTTCTCTTTGTCGAGCTCGCCGTTCAACTGGATATAAGCAGCCGGTAGGAAACCTTGTGAATAGAGCATGCTCTGCGTCTTGCGCGCCGCCAGTTGCCGCCCGAATGTCTCGCGCGCAAAGGTGATCACCCCGCGCCCCACGAAGCCGGTCGAGTCCGGATTGATCGACAAATGCAGGATCTCCACAGCGGGTATGAATTCGGTCTTGCCGTTGCTGAACGTATGCCGGTACCAAAGATTGCCCCCCGTGTCGAAGACCGGCGAGGTGCGGTCGGCGGGCAGGACCAATAGCTGCCTGGGGCCGACCATCGGCTGCCAGACGTAGGCATTGCCGTAAAAAATTTGCCACTCGATGACCGCTTTTTTGAATTGGAAAGGCGTCCACCCCCAAGTGTTCGGCGAGACCTGCAGCAGGTACGCCATATTCCGTGTGACTTCGTCGGGTTGGACCTGTTGGATGTTTCGCCCCTCACGCTTGATCATTTGAAATGGCATCTTTGCGACGTCGTCAGAGATGATGTTCTTGGCCCGATATGCCGTGGCGATCGCCAGCGATCCGCTGACCGTCACCCTCTCCCCCGATTTCGTCTCGTAGCCGCGCCGCATCTCGTAATCAACCCGCGGGGTCGCCTGCGGATCTTCCTTGATTTTGGGGGAACCGCTTAGCAAACTACTCAGCAACATGCTTAGCCTTTTCCTTTGCGATCAGCACGCCGAAAACGATCAGCATCACGCCCGCTGTGATCCATGTGGCGATGGCGCTCAAAAGCGAAAGCCCATACAGGATGCAGGCGCATCCCGCCAGGAGAAGAAGATCATCAAAAAAACGCAAGAACAATTTCATTCCGTTGTCCTCTTTCGATTGCGTTCTTGCGAACGTGCATCATGCGCAGTCAGTATGCCGCTGAAACGGGCAACCTCGATGGCAGTAGCCTTGATTTCATCGCCCAGTCGGATAGCCAGGTCGGCCATCGCTTTGCTGGTTTCCTCGCGCTGCTGTGTTAAAAATGCCTGCCATTGGATATCCCGCTGTTCGAGCGTTTTTAGGAAACGGTCTACGATCTTGATCGTAAACCAGATAAATATGCCCACCAGTGGAACCTGGACGAGCAGACTAATGTAATCGCTTGCGTTTCCCATCTGCACCTCTCGCAAAACAAAAACGCCCAACGACTCGTTTGAGTCGTTGGACGCATCACTTCCAACTATCGTCCCGGTCGAAAATACCAGGACTGCATAAATTGTTCTTACGATCTAAAGTATAACCCATTCAAAGATTTTGTCAATAGACCTATCTTAGAGAATCTTTGCCACAGAAACAGTCAATTTCAACCAATGATTTTGGCGGCGCAATCAGTATCGAAATGAACCCAGCCAACCACACGAGATAAAAACTTAGGCGAGCCCTTGGGAATTTTCATCCAGCAAATATGACAACGCCCGGCGCGCTGGGTACGTTCTCTGCCTGGAACGATGACCATTTTACCGCCTTGGTATTCTTCGCGGTAGTAATCCAGCGATCGCAGGAAACAGAACTCGTGAACGGTCAACAAGCCGCGGTTGAGAAAGTTTATGTGAAGATCAAGATCAAATATCATCACATCCCCCAATCCTCGTCCAGGATACCAGACAGATCGCTTTCCTTCAGCGATTGGCTTCGCACCATCGCCGTAATGATGGCGGCCAGTGGATCGATGCGCCTCGTGTCGCCTGCCTTCTTCTTTGAGAGCATGATGTTCTCTTTTGTATCCACAATCTCCCTGGCATTGCCGACCGCCCAACGTAAGAGCGGTGAGCCGTCATGCACCAGCTTGCCGCTGGCCACCAGCTCACGGAATGTCTTGGTCGGCTCGCTCAAGATCTTCATCCACTGTGCAATCTCGACCGTGATGTAGCCCATTTCCGCCATTTCGATGGCGAAGTGAGTGGCGTTGTATGGGTCATAAGCAATCTCGTGCACCTTCCAGCCATACTCCCGCTCGCAATACTGGATATATTCCTGCACCTTCCGATAGTCAGTTACATCGCCCTCGGTGATGGTCAGCCAGCCATCCCGCGCCCAATCCCGATAGGGAATCTTGTCCAGCTTCTCGTGACGGTCCACTCCCCCCTCGGGGATGAACCCATATGTGCAGACCGCCACCCGCTCGTCCTCCAGCAGGAAGACATTCCCAGCCGCTGTCAGATCGATCTTCTTCGACAGGTCCAGGCCGGATAACGTCAATCGGCCCTTCGTCAGTTCCAGGAACTCCTCGCGCGAGACCGCGCACTGGTCCCATTTCGACAAGTTATCCCCCAGGGCAGGCGTCAGATATTCACCCATATAGGTGCTCTCGTTTCCATGCACCCAGATGTTCAGGTTCTTGACCCGGAACGTGCGGATCTTGGCCGGATCCTTCGAGCCAAAGGCTTCGTCGTGCATGTCTCGCAGCTCCTTCCTCATCACCTGGTTGCTCATCATCAGCGGGTTGGCCTTCGTCCAGTTCTTCGGGTCGTGCTCATCGTCGCCCTCGTCCAGCTCGCGGATCATCACGAAATAGCGCTCGTTTTTTACCTGGCCCTTCAGGATCATCTTGCAGTATTCGTATTCGTGATGGCAGGGGCTTTCCGTGTCCATGCCTGCGGTGGTGATGATCAGCATCAGAGGCTGGGCACGCTGGCCCTTGGCCGATGAGATTTGATCGTATATCTCGGATGTGGGATGGGCGTGGTACTCGTCCACGAACGCGCAGGATGGGGAAAACGCATCCTTGTTCTTGACCTCCCCGCTGAATGCTACCATCTCGCCGCCGCGTGACTTGTGGTTGATCTCGAACTTTCCGATCTTGAGCCGGGCGCGGATATCCCGGCTCTGCTCGGCCATTTCCTTGGCCGAGTTGAACAGCACACGCGCCTGCCTTTTATCCACGGCAGTACAATAAGTTTCGGGTGACGCCTCCATGTCTCCGACCATCATGTACAGCCCGATCCCCGCCCCACGCGTGGTATTGTGCGTAGGTATCATGGTTTCGCCTACTAGATATAGTTTCGATTGGGAATCAACCTGGATACAACGAACAGGCTTGCTCGGTATGGGATTCACGGCCACGATCTGCCTCATACTTGCTCTTGTACTTGTTGCCGGAGCATTCTTTTGCCGGCTCCGTTTCCTTTCAAGGCGGAATACCTCCTGTCCTTGATATGCCCAAAATTGGATTTTGAAGCATGTGCCACAGTCCTTTCCATACAAAAGCGCACGACCCACTGATTGGGTTGGCTTATATCCCAGCGAACAAAGCAATTCGATGACATCTTCCGCCAGCAACGCATTGGTCGTCGAGAAACTGCATTGTCCCGCCGGGCTAATCGTCCCGTCTGTATCCAAGAGACCCTGTAGCAATGCCTGTCTCTGTTCAATGGATGCTCTCAAATAGGGCATCGGAATATGTTTGTTGTTGCGCAGATTTAATGCGCTTAACTTATGACCAAATGAATTCGTCGGGTCATTCCTAGCACCTTCTGGCGTACTTAAAGAGAACAAACCACAGTTGCCGGGACGCGATTTAGTCTCATGAATAGGTACACCAGTCTTGGCAATTTCCTCCACAATTTGTATATCACTATAGCCAATAGTAATGCGCGCTCCAGTCGAATGCCCATCCCCAAGCCAACACCCCAGGGCATACGGGTTTATTGGAAGTTCCTTAGCAGGTAATGTCAAAGGCTCGGCCACCCGGATCCGGTGATTCCATTCAACGCGTCCATGCGTTTTGTTGAATGGAGTATCAACACTCAGCGTTCGTGCAATCTCTTCGGTTGTGTGTATAAAATCAATCGAAGTGAATCTTTTGCTATGTGGACGATGTGTCTTTTTCATGTCGGTGTGCCATAGATGTCCTGCATCAGCCACAATCTTGGCGCCATCGGAGAACGTCAACTCGTAGCAGGTATGGCCGACCATTACATCCGACGTGTAAATCACCCTGGTTATCTGCCCTCTCTCGTCAAATAGTTTATCTCCCACTTTGACGTCAGCCATGCGTACCCAACCATCAGGCGTTGGTAATAGAGTAGAAAGGGCCATCGCCTTCGCATTCTTACGCGCCTCGGTAACGTAGGCTTTGCGGAAACGCCGTACGCCTACCGTACGGCCGTTGCGCCCGATTTTTTCCCTCCGCGAGATCCATCCAAAAATACACGATACTTCGAACCGGTGCGACGCGATGAGTCTAATGGGTTTCCCCGCCAGGCGACCCTTGACGTGGTTCAGGCTTGCAAACCAATCCACCGCCACGAGGTCCGCTTGGGCGCCATCGAACACCCACTCGAACCTGGGATCCTTCTTCGGGACAACTTGCCTCGTCGCCTTTTTGATCCGCTTCGCCAGATCCTTCGGGAGCTGTCCCGCCCGTGCCAGGTCCCGCAGATGGCGCAGGCAGGCCAATCGCTCCATGTTGCCTACATTTCGCTTGCGCTCCACGGCCTCGATGGCATATAAGGTCGCCGGGTGTACCGAGTAGGTGCTGCGCATCGTGATCTGGGCCATCAGTCGAACTTCTTTCCGAACTTGTCGTGGTGCTCATCTGCGCGCTTCTTCACCAGCCGCACTCGCGCGCTGGGGTTGAACCCCAATTTATCGGCATATGATGCGATGATCCGCGACCAGACTTGCAGCTCCTTGATGTCATCCATAGATTTTGGCCTACGGCTTGCTGCCTCGCGATATTGCACATACGCATTACAATAGACGGCCAGCATTTCGGTGTCCAGAACATCCAAGAGTTCAGCGGTCGCATTCAGCCCCGCGACTTCCTTCAGTTTTCGCATCCATACTCTACGCGCCTCGGGACTCAGCCAATCGGGCGGCTTCAGCTTGACGGGTACCTTTCGTTTTAGCTTCCCAGCGGCCTCCTGGCGCGCAGAAACCTCGGCCGCGGTCCAGTGCTTCCCCCCACCCTTTTGGCCGATCTCCATCGTTTCTGATGCTACCGCTTTTGCCGGCATCTAAAAAATCTCAGCTTTTATTAGGGATATAATCTCGCGTTTGTTAGCCTCGCCGGTCTTGAACTCCTTTTCAAAACTTTTTTTACCCCCTATACTTCGAGCCGTCGGCATAATGTTTTTTATTGTGACATCGCTTGCACAATCCTTGGAGGTTGCTCCAATCGTCCGTGCCGCCCTGACTACGTGGGAGGATATGATCCGGTACGATGGCCGGGACACGTGGACTATGTAACCCAAATGGATTGACACACAATGGATGCGCCTTGAGAAACGGATCGCGGACCCTTGTCTTCCAGTTCCAGCCATAACCACGAGTAGACGCGGAAGGACGATCGTCCACTGCCCGCGGACGTGGATGCCGCGGGCAGTCTTGACCGGGTTGTACCAGGATGGGGCATCCAGGCACACGGCACGGATGCGGCGAGCGTTTAGGCATTCTTGCCGCTGTATGATGCACCAATCAGCGGCACCCCGGCAGCTTTGAGAGCGTTATGCGCGGATTGCGATCCAGTGATCTGGACGATAAATCCGAGCACGAATAGGATGACCATCGCAATCTGTCCGGCATATCCGTCCAGGATATTCATTGTCAGGTCAGGACGGAAGACGCCGAAGATTACCAGCGCGATGAACGCGGCCAGGTTCATACCGGCTGCCCATTTATTGGCGGTGCCATCCTTCACCAAGCCGGTCAACTTGAGCAGGTTGACCAGCGCGGCTATCAGCTTCGAGATGCCGATTAGCGACGCAAACCCTAGAACGATGGTGATTACCACATTCAGCACATCAGGCGGGAGCGGCATGTCAGCCGCCGGCGCCGCATAGACTGTGGCCGGCAATAATGCCGCCAGTGCAATAACCAGCAAAACGGTTAGGATCAGGATAGTGCGTTTCATTTTCAATCTCCTTTTCAAATTGGTTGAAACAAAAACACCCGACGCCACAATAGCGCCGGGTGCATCACTCTCGACAGATGTCCCGGTCTAGCACCAGGACTGCAAATGATATTCAGTTGTCGTTTTGCCCTTTCCTCCTTTCGAATTGATTATACATCACTCAGCGGAAATTCTACCTATCCATTGTCTTATAGATATTCCGCGTACGTTTTGATGGATGGCGCTTTCTATTTTTCGGCATCTTCTGCCGTTGATCTACATAATTCTTTGTCTTCTTGAAAACATTTCGATTGCTCTCGAATACTGGTTGATATGGGACCTCGACGATGGTCTTTTTCGATTCAGATCTTACAAACAAACCTTTCAACCACAGCCAAAAACGATTGAAGATATTTTTCATTTTGGTTCCAGGTTAAGTATCATCTCGATCAGACCGAACATTGCATCCTCGCCAATTATCCAATCATGCAATTTCCCACAGACCGTGCAGCGAATGCTGTCCATGCTCCCGATCACCTTCCCACGCAGCATCGGCAGTTCGGCCGGCGCGTCGCAACGTGCGACCGACGTCTCGTAAAGCATCAAGGCCAACACCTTATGTTCTCCGACCTTGATTATCTTGACCTCGCCGAGGGAGTGGTCGTCTTTTTGTTGCCGCGGCCAGAACCTGCGCTCATTCGCTGGCATGTTCCACCGCCGTTTCCGTGGAAACGAATTGAATTGAGCATTTCTTCCAATAAAACCGATCCAACCAATTCTCGATACACACTTCGATGGTTTGCCCGCGTGAGCCGCCCGTCTCCTGCAGCATGATCGCCCAGATCTCGTTGATCTGCGGAAAGAACTTGCATTCCCGCTTACATCGCTCGATTGCCCGCTCCAGCAACCCCTGCGGGATAATGTCCAATGCCTTTGCATACTCCTGTATCCTTTCTCCCTCCGCCTCTGGCACTTTCCCGAATGCCGTCCAGAGCGATGTCAGTGTATCAATCCATTCCTGGAGCGCTTCCGTTCTCACGTCATTTTCCATAGAGTTTTAGCACCACCTCTCTCCCAATTTCCTTTGCCGATTTTCCACGTCTCGGAGATTTTTCCGATTTGATCTTTGACAATATAAATCCTTCCGCCTTCCAGCGTTTCAAGATCGCCTCGACATATTTCCAGTTGCGTTTATTATTCGTGACCGCCTCGGTCATGGCCACTTTGATCCACTCTGCCGGATAGGTCTGCTCGGCGTCTTTCAAGGTATCGGCAATCATGGGCGTCAGCAATCCGAAATTATTTTCGTAAAGTTCGAAAATGTTGGCCCTACCAGTAGAAGAGGTTAATTGATGGTTAAGAGGATGGTTAAAGGACGGTTCGGGTGCAGTGGGCTGCACCCCTTCGTGCATATTTCTGCACCCCTCAGCGTCTTTTTCTGCACCCTCTTGGATCATATCTTGCACCGGTGCAAATTCTGCACCCCCCACAATACACCCCCCACATATAGGGATGCGCCACCGGTTTGTGCCATGTGTGCCATGACCATCAGCGATCAATAATCCAGCCTTTTCAAGCGACTTGGTGATTGACTGGACGGATCGTTCGCTGTAGCCTGTCTTTTCAACAATGGTTTTCACGGCAGGGTAGATGCTTGAACCATCATGGTTTGCATGGTCAGCATAAGCCAGCAGGACAAATTTCTCGTCCCGCCCTATTTTTAAATCCCAAACAGCGCCCATCACCTTGACGCTCATTCGCTATTCCTCTCTGCTCGTCGCCCGCCGCGCCCATAGCGCCGGACCGGGGCCGGCGCAGGGTTGGCGGCAGCCTCCAGCCGGCGCAAAGTCTCTACGGCCTCCATCAGCCAGGCTGGAATATGATGCACGCGTTTGAACTTTCGGCCACAGGAGTTGCAGACCGGCTTCAGACTCAATCGTTCTTGAGTCTCACGCCGGGCCGGCTCATAGTCCTGTAGAGCAATTCGTTGGGCAAGCCCCGGATTTGGCCGGCCATCTTTGGTAAGCACTCCGCAATCCACCGAGGTTTTCGGCCAGGAATTCAATTCTGCATGTTTTTCACGCAGGATTCGAGCCAGATGGGACAATGTCCGGATTTCCAATTTGCGCCGCTCCTGAATGCCTTTACAAGCCATAAAGACGGCTGGATTCGGGCTTTGGCGCGCCGCATGGTCACATGTCCGCAACACCGCACATTCGCTTCCATCCAGTGTCACTACATGAGGATAAATAGCCCGACAAGCCTCGCACCATTTCATCAATTCCGTCTGCTCGTTTACCAGGATGCGCGGCTGTTCTGTTGTCAGCGTTGCCTGCCGCGCCACTCCCAAAAATTGATTGACTGCTGCGCTCATCTCACAATCTCCTCGACAATGAATGCACTCTTCGTTCTCGGCCAGTAATAAACCTTCATGGCGCCGTAAAACGCCGCCCAGGCCTGAACTTCATCTTCCTCGATGGGCGATTTTTGCAGCATGCCGCCGTATGGCAGCCGGTTGAGCCGTTCCAAAACGATCAATTCAGGCCGAGTCGGTACTGCGTCCAAATCATTCATTCTTCCTTCTCTCACCCTGTCTTCCCACGGGAGGCCGGGACTTGGGTTACCAGCCCGTACTGCGTCCCGGCCTTTGAAGGAGAAAAGCCGGTTATCCAGGCCGGCCGAAGGCTGCTCTTACACAGCCTCCATCCGGTCTGATGTTGCGGCTGCCGATCTCTATGTGATATCCTCCTCCTTCTGTGATCATTAGATCAACTCCATCTGAACCGCCTCGCCGAATTGCATCCGGGCCGCCCTCAGCAGAGCCTGGCGGGTTTCGTTCATATCGGCGATCTTGGCCCCGAACTCGGCCCGGTCGAATTCCTGGAACTCCGCCAACGTTTCCGCCAGGTAGTAACCGCCATTCACCCCCGGCATGGCGCAGATCAAATGTCCCTGCCGGCGCAGCTGCTTGATGCACTCCCGCATTGCTCGCTCGTGCACGTTGTAACCTAAGATATTCAGCCTTTTTACCAAATGGCCGCGTCCGATCGCTCTCTGTCGGCCCTGGTGACAAGCCAGCACACACAGCACTGCCGTTTCCAATCCGGCGGGGTAGGATGAATAATCCGACATGAGAATCCTCAATCCACGAATACTGCCAGGCTTTGCCCAGCGTAAAACAGCGCAATCCAATTGCCATCCACGAGCCTGGCCCATAGTTCAGTGCCGATATATCTCGTCTCTAATACCTGAGCCTTCGTGCCATAGACCAGAACCCGCACAACCTTATAAATCGTCCCGGCGCCAGCGCGCACTCGCAGCCAGGGGAAGGCAATAATTTTCACGGTCCTGTTTTTGTTGACAGTGGGGGGAATAACCGGCGTACCATCCAAAACCAGCCAGGCTTCCAGATCCGCCGCCGTGCCGGGGAAAACATTGATATCCATCGCCCGGCTCGATCCCGGCAGGATGATCCTGTCGCCACTGCATTGCCACATCCGCACCGCTCCTGGCGCTTTATTTGCATTTATAGGCGGCCATGTGAGCTTCCCGATCTTCGTCCGCAGTTCGTCCCAACTGAGCGTAATACGGCTGTCCGGATACATCGAATATGGGTACTGCGCCCACCAGAATTCCGCTTTCGGCCAAATCGAAACTTCCGCCAGGAACCACTCGCCGGTATAAATGTGTGCCCGCCATATCTTTTGCACCCGTTCCATGAAATCGCCGAGCTGCCCCGCATATACTGCTGCCGAATAACCGCTCTTGCGTACCTCCACATCGATCGCAACCGCCGGGCAAAGATTTGGCATGTGCATCGCCAGCCAATCATAATTATCCTTGCCGGTCACCCACGGATTGTAGACGAAGTACGGCCAGCGCAGGAATCCCTCTGCCTCCGCCCACTGCTTCGAAAAGCCTGCGTCCATGTGGTGCCCGCCTGACATGTCGTTCAGCCGGATCACCAGTCCGCCCACGCCCCCGGCGAACAGCGCCGCCTCGTCAATCTCTAACTGGCCTTCCCAAACATCCAGCACCAAGGTGTAATTGTTCATCGGATTTATTCTCCTGCTTCTTATTTATTTATCTTAAGCCGAAATAACAATAGTCTGTCCATCCAGGCCTTCGTATTCGGTCATGCCTTCCAGGAAAGACTGATCCAATTCCAGCCAGTTCTCCGGGATCTTTACGCCCCAGGTTTTCGCCACGCCCTGCAGATGCTTCGCCGTGGCCAGCGGCCCGTTCTTCCGGATCGAGTGACCGATAATATTATTCAGCGCCCACTCGGCCATCTCTTGCCGCAGAAGCTCGAGCTTTTTCCCTTTGCTGGCTTTCTCGAATTCCTTATCAATATCTTTTCGGAGTAGCGCCAGCAGAGGTTCGACTTTGTCCATGCCGGCAAAGGCAGGGGCAAAAACAGGAACAGCCACGATCTCGATGAAATTGTCGCTTTGTTTCCGGTTCTCCCATTCGATATTTCGGCGCCGGCTCTCTTCTGCATATTTATTTCCCTGCTCGTTGGGAGCGTTCGCCTTCTTGCTCTGTTCGATCAGTTCATGGGCTGTCTTGCCGACCACTATCGCCTGTACGGTGTAGCTGTCGGTGAAATCATGTTTATTGCCGTACGTGTTCGGGGACGAGCTGTATTTCGCCTGCAGGCAGATGTCGACTTGGGCGTCCCAGATCTTCTCAAATTTGCTTTTGTCGCTCCATTGCTTTTTGAGCGTATAGGTCTCCTTCCCATGCTCCTGCGGATCGTAGATCGGAAGATTGAGCTCTTTCGACATCCGCTGAAGTTCGGCCTGGTTCCAGGCCTTGATCTTGCGCCTGTGGCAGGCCGCGAAGGCGCAGTAATGTGTCTTGTCCACCCGGGCATAGAACGGGCAAGCTGTGCAGGCCGGCGGATCGATAAAATGCACCAGTCGCTCGATATCATTCTCTGGAGCGCCATCGGTGATCAATTTCTGTACAAGCTCTGGCTTCCTGAGACAAAGTACCTCGTTCCACTTTCTTAGACTGGCTCGCATCTCGGCCGCCGAAGGTTCCCAGCCAAGCGCCTTGGCTTCCTCGGCTTCACTGACCACGGGCAGCAGGTCGTTTGGGAAGTTATCTTTGCTCGTGGCCAGCGGCCAGAGCCCCACCCCCGCCTGCGGCGCTTCCTGGTCCCGCCAGGAGCTCCACATCTCGATGCCCTTGGTGTTGAACTTCAGCTGCTGGTTGACAACCGACTCCACGTCGGCGTTCGGCTTGGAGAGTTTCTCGGCCGCCTTTTTCACCGCTCCCTCGCCGGCCACCCGCTGGACGGTAAGAAGCTTGCGAGCCGTTCCGACCGTCATCTCGCCGGCTGCCAATTTCTCCTGTACCGCTGCCGGCAGGTCCAGCAGGCGCACCGTTCCGCGCACCGTGGCATCGTTCACGCTGAATAATTCTCCCGCCTGCCGGCTGGTAGCGTGGAACTCGTCCATGTAGCGTTTCATGGCGGCCGCCAATTCCACCGGGTTCAGATCCTTGCGATAGATATTCTCGGAGATCGCCATCTCGAACATCCGCTGGTCGGTCAGGTCCTGCACCTCTAGTGGCATGGTGTTGAAATCACGCCCAGCTTTTCCTGCTGCATGAACCCACTCGATCAATTCCGGCCGTGAGGTGCCGGCACCTTCGGCTTTATTGCCATCTTCCAATCCGCTTTGAATGCTGGCCAACAGTCGGAACGCTTCCAGCCGCCGGTGGCCAATGGCCAATTGGAATATAGTCCCCTTAACAGAAGATGGTGAGATAGGGGTAGGACGCCCCACCGGGATCTGCATCAGCCCATCCCGGGCAATCGAAATCGCCAATTCCTCAATGGCCGCCGGATCAATTGCCCTCCGTGACTGCCAGGGATTGGGCTCGATCAGGTCGAGCCGGTACGTGCCGAGTAGGTGCTGTGCATCAGTCATGGCGCGCCTCGCTTTCCGGCTCCATGCCCTGGCGGCTGCCTTTGGCGCCGGTGACTCGCTGCCGGCCGGCTTTGGGGTGATGCAGGATCGTCCCAGGCTCGAACTCGCCCCTGGCCAGGCGGAGGTTCTTTTCCTCGATCGTGATCTGTTCGGAGACGTATCCATCCGAGCTCGGCAAGAATACCCGCCAGGCCTTTATCGGCCCGTACTTCTTCCTTTGAAGGTTGGGCGGCCGAGTAGGTGCTGTGCATATAACTGCTGATTGATCGGAGCTCTGCCTTGCACTTTTCCACCGGCGTGCGGGACGTATTTGCGTTGCTCTGCCTTGCAATTTTCCACCGTTGCGCGGGACATATTTGCGCTTTTCGTTCCCGCCGAACAAAGCCTCCAATGCCGCAGCCTGGCGTTCGTCATTGACTATCAGATCGAAGGTCTCTGCGATCTCGATGCGATTCCCGCCGCAGGCTGCTTCCAGGCCTGCAATCACCGCATTCAGGTCGTCCCGGCTGATTGGCGCCGTGATATGTATCTTTTGCTCGTTCATGGTTTCCTTCATTTCTGGTTTGAACGGACTTGCTTTGCTCAGCACTTACCGAGTAGGTGCTGCGCACTCGGCAGGTAGCGGGAGGCAGATTCGAACTGCCGACCTCCGGGTTATGGGCCCAGTGAGCTGACCTCTGCTCTATCCCGCATCGGTTTATTTCTGTTTGACGCGCTCGACCTGTTTATAGTTCAGGTCAAGATGGGGCGATTGGTGTTCTCCCTTCTGATGGATTTCTGCGCCTGTCTTTCGACAGACTTGTTCTAATTCGTGCGGCGTATCCGCTGTGACGACTGCCCAGGATTTCGTGCCGCTGTGTTTCGGAGGAGAAATGTGAATTGGGGTCATTGCTTTTCTACCTTCATCCCTTTCGGTCTCGGTCCGGCGGGACCATCCGCATCACCAAAGGGATCCTCGCGTACTGCAAACAAAATCTTTCGGGCCTGTTCCAATCGCAACTGGTCTGCGCTCAGGTTCATCTCTGCGTCGAGGATGACGGCCAGGGCATTCAGCAAGTTATTTTCGGCATTTTGCGGCAGCCGCTTCCTGCCGGCTTCCAAATCCTTGCGCAGCTCCGCAATCTCTCTGCGCAAATTGCATACGCCGTAATATGCGGCTGCCAATAAAACGCCAGCGAGTATCCCGATAAGTAGAACAACGATGATGTCCATTAGTGTGTCAGCGCCAGGATGATCAGCACGATGATGCAGATGCCGAGAAGTATAAAAATGACTTCGAGAAAAGCTGAAAATTTACGCATTCGGTGTTACTCTATAAGCATGAAATCTATCTTGCCCAAAAACCGCCGAAGGTGCCGGCACTTTCAGGCCGAAGGTGCTGGCACTTTCAGCCGGCAATTCCTGCACCTGTTCTTCATATCGCTTCAGCAGCTGCAGCATCACCGACGCGCTGGAATTCCAGCGCTCGAGCGCCGCGGCAGCCTCGGCCGGGTCGTCGAATGTGACCCGCCGGACCGCTATCCGCACGCCCGGGACCTGCGTCTTACCGAGTAGGTGCTGCGCATATTTCACGGCCGACTGCCTTCTCCTTGCTTTTGCCAGGAGGATCCAATCGCAGCGCCCAGGTCATGGAAGTCATTCGTGCTCGGCGTTTCCGGGACATTCACGCTGTATCCCGAAGGTGCCGGCACCTCACGGCCGGCCGGCTCTTGCCGAGTAGGTGCTGCGCACAGGGCATTCTCGACCTTCCCGGCAATCGTATGGCCGGACGGATCGAAGCGCACCATCGCCTGGAAATAATGGATATATGTCACATGGGTGTCATATCCCACAACCTCAACTAACGGGTTGCCCCACAGATCCCAGCCATCAGCCAGGCGCTCAGTTACTATATAGCTCAGCTCATTACTAGTAGGACATTCTATGAGTCTATATTGATGTGCCATCTCATCTCTCCTACAAAGCCAGTCGCTCGGCCAGCCAGAAAGCGAATAAGCAAATGCCCATGCATCCGGCCGCCAGGAGCCCCAGAACGAAATAGACAATGCCCCAGGCTAATATTTGACCCCTGTCGATTTCATTATTTTCGATCATTGAAAATTCTCCTTCTATGCGTAGCACCTATTCGGTCAAACCGCCAACCTGTCGGGACTTTCGCCCCGCGTTCGGCTGGTGCCACGCCTTCCAATTCCAGCAGCCGCAGGAAGTCCTCTTCCTCCGGCATGGGCAGCGATTCACCATCGCGGAAAACCTGCCCATTCTGCACCAGGCAGTTCGACGGCAGCCGACCTCCCGCAGATCGTTTCGACACGATCCAGTGCGAAAAATCCGCCGGGCCGGTGCGGAGGGTGAACAGCACGCCCCACTGCGCCGGCGGTCGCACCAGGAACAGGTCCAGGTTGATCCCTTTGAGCAAAAAAATCTTTTTGTATCGTGAGCCGTCTTTCAGGAAGATGGCGCCGGGCAGCAGCGTGGGCAGCATTGCATCGGCGAAATCGTTGGGAATGGTGACGATCTCGATGTCGCCTACTTCGGGTTCACCGCGGCGGATGCTGCCGGCGATCTCGATCCGCACACACTGCGGAGCCAGCAAATCTACAACCTTCTCGGCAATTGCCCTGGCGCGTTCTAATTCCATCTCAGGTATCCCATTCTTCATCGGTCTCGTATGTTCCATCGGGGTTGATATTCAATTTGCCCCGGCAATCCGGAAACCGATTGCAGCCCCAGAACGGCTCCCAATCTTTCCCTGGCGGAGGCCTTCGAAGCACCATTTTTGCCCCGCAGTCTGGGCAGGAAGGCTCAGGTTTTGTGCGAACAACTCTTGTGGTCCGGGCATGGATTGCAAAAAGCGCAGCGATACCCGGGGAGTATGGGGCTAAAGATACTGGCATGATTACTTTTCCTCCCCCGAAATGTACACCACCGGCACAGACTGCCCACCCGCCGGCCTGGGCAATTCCTCGATCTTTACCACATCCATGCCGGTGCGCCTTGCAAACTCCTGCCGGATCAATTTCCGGACGAACTTGGAGCGGTCGAGGTCATCATTGGCCACCATTTGATCCAGAAGTGTGGTCATCCCGACCGGAATTTTTAGGCTGATGGTTATCATTTCTTCGGACATCGGTAACTCCTTGCTAATAAGTCAGAAATATATGCTCGCTGGCAAGTATATATAAATATTATTAATTTGTCAAGAGGTCAGTTTTCAATGACGCGATGGTCGGAGGTCTTATGCTAACATCTTGCTTGATGACAAAATTTACTGACTGGCTGGAAAGTGAATTGAAATCTAAGAATATGTCCCCGGCTGATTTGGCCCGAGCCACAAGGAAGGATCAAAGCATTGTTAGTAGAATTTTACGAGGTGAACGGGAACCAAGGCCTCAAACATTAAATGCTATTGCCCATGCCTTGAAAATTTCCCCCGAAGAAATCTACCGGGCAGCCGGCCTTTTACCTCCCAAGCCCGATGCCGAGGAACTCATAGAGCAAGCCGAGCACATCATCAATAATTATAAGTATCCTGAAACCAAAAGGCGTGCCCTGGCCTATCTTGAATTTTTGAGAGAGGAAGAAGAAAAGGCGGAGTACCGTGCCAAACCCGCTCGCCGCCCTACTGTGTCTGAGCCAGGCTGATCAGCGCCGTTTCCTGCATTACTGCCGTTGGTTGCAAGTCTGTGAATATTTTTATACCCCCAGGCCGGTTGCTTTTGCGCTGCGCGCCACAGCCTTTATGTTTGCCCTGCTATTTATCATGCCGGCCCATCCGATTGCCATCCCTGCAGTGATCGGCGGCGGTCTGGCGTTCGCTCTGCTTATCTATCAAAGGAAGGGAGTAAATCATGCAAACAATTTTTGATAAAATAATCAACTTCTGGAAGACCGGCAAAAACGGCAAGAAAATAATCATCATTACCGCCATTGTCATCCTTGTCTGTCTATGTTGTGGATCCATGATCATCTATAGCAACACTATTCCAAAACCGCCCCCCACATCCACGGCCACATTCACATATACCGCCACACTCACACTGGTGCCCACCATCACAGAAACGCCAACAATCACCAGCACACCTACGATCACTCTTGTACCCACCATCACAGACACGCCAACGATTACCCTTACGCCAACGATTACCCTTACGCCAACAATAACATTGACCAAAACGCCAACCATCAACCCATTGACCCTGCCGCATGAGGACGGTTTCTACCTGGTCGGTGTGGATATCGCCCCAGGCGTTTGGCGTTCACAGGGCATTGGTGACAACTGCTATTGGGAGATTACTACGAAAACTGGCGATATTATCAATAACCATTTTGGAATGGCCGGCGGAACCGCATATATTTCTACATCTGCCTACCAGATTAGTTTTGAACGTTGCGGAACTTGGATTTATTTGGGGCCTCCCTAAAAAGGTGAAATGATCGCCCCTCCCTTTCCCCCCGGCGACCGGGTCGCCGGCTACTTTCGCATTAAAGCACACCGTCCCCTTGCGGGGACGGGGCGGCGGGCGCAGTAGCGCTAATCGCACTTTTGCTTACGAGGGTAAAGCGGACTTAGCATGATTAATATAGCACATCTTTACTTAAAAGTCAACCAAAGTGTGGACCCGGAGGGGGTCGAACCCTCATAAGCGAATGCTAAGTCCGCTTTGTTCCCATCAACCGGGCCCACGCCTTGATTGTATATAAAAAACGGCAATATGACAATCCCTCCCTTTCCCCCTGGCGACCGGGTCGCCGGCTACTTCCGTGACTCCGGCGGCGACGAGCAGGATCTCTCCATCGAACGCCAGGTGGCCGAGTTCCGCCGCTGGCTGGCCGAAAACGACCTGCATGAAGGCGAGCTCTTTACCGATGCCGCCCAACCCGGGTCTAGCACGGTCGGCCGGGCCGGCTTCCAGTCCATGCTGCGCCACTTCCGCTCCGGCGATATCCCCGAGACCGGCCTGGTCATCTGGCGCTCCAACCGTTTCGGCAGAAACACCAACGAGTCCCAATTCTACAAAGCCGACATCCGCCGCCGCGGTTATATCATCTACTCCCTGACCGACAAGATCCCCACCGATCGCTACGGCCAGGTCATCGAATATCTGCTAGACTGGAAAGACCAGGAGTTTCTCGAGACCCTCAGCGAAGACGTGGCCTCCGGCCTGCGCCACATCGTCGAGGCCTACGGCGCCATGCCCGGCACACCACCGCGCGGCTTCCTGCGCCAGCCGATCACCGTCGGCGCCCGCCGCAGCGGGCAGCCCCACATCCTGCACCGCTGGGTCCCCGATGAGACCATGATCCCGCTTGTCCGCCGCGCCTACCAGATGCTCCTGGATGGCGCATCATTGATAAAAATCCAGACCGTCACCGGCCTGTATCCCTCGCTCAACTCCTGGGCCACCTTCTTCCGCAACCCGCTCTACAAAGGCGTCCTGCATTTCAAGGACCTGGTCATCGAGAATTACTGCGAGCCGGTCGTGGACCCGCTCACCTGGGAACGGGCGCAGCGCATCCTCGACCTGCGCGGAGGTCGCCGGCATCTCAACGCCGATGACCCATCCCTGGGCGCAGCCGAGCAGGCCCGCCGCATCGCCCAGCATCCCCGCCGCATGGCCAGCCCCTGGCTGCTCTCCGGCCTGGCCCGCTGCGCCCGGTGCAGCGCTCCGCTCAACGGCCACGTCATCCTCGATCATACATACTATGAGTGCAGTCGATCGGTCCGCCGCAAGGATTGCAATGCCCGCAAGATCCCATCCGCCCCACTCGAAGCAGCCGTGCTCGATCAGATACGTAAGCTTTTGGCCAGCCCCGAAACGTTGCAGGCCTACCAGTCCGATCATTTGGCTGATTACGAGCGCGCCGTCAGCGAATTCCCCGCCCGCCGGCAGGAGTTGGTCGCCCGCCTGGCCAACCTGCGGAGGCAGATATCCCGTCTCGCCGCTGCTGTCGCCGACCACGGCCATTCCCCCGCCCTGCTCGATAAACTTACCGTCCTGGAGACCCAAGAGTATGAACTCAAAGATGAACTTGCCCAGCTCGATATCCTCCTGCAGGCCAGGCCCGAGCCGCTCGGTCCGCGCCGCATCCAGCATTTGTCCGAACGCTTCGAAGCCATCCTATCCACCGGCAGCCCGGAAGAACAACGCAAGGCCCTGGCCGGCTGGATCCCGAAACTACTTGTTGAACGCCAGGACAAGCACAGCATCCTGGTCTACATGGAAGTCTACGTTCCCCCGCTCCCCGGCCCCGATCCACCCGGCGGCCGTCGAAAACTAACGCAACATCCCCCCTCTGCTTGGGGGCACCTGCTCGTAACGTTAGAAATCACCATCCCGATCCTCCGCAAGCAATCTGTCCGCTTAACCTCCTAGCAGAATATAGTGGATGCTTCGAGTGCCGCCCATACGATTTTCAATGTAAATTTTTCCATCTGTATAAGCGGAAATATTGAGTTTGCCATCAGTTCCGGTTGTGCCAGTAAGAACACCTGTGTAGGTCAATAAGTTTGCACCGCCAGCAAGTTTAGTCATTCTATTAACGGTTGGGGAAACACGATATGCTAGCAAGCCATCCGCATTATCAAAGTTAGAGCGCATCTCAATCAGGATCATGCCTAACTGGTTCGCGGGCGTGAACGAAATGGCCGTATCATCGGCGATGTCGGCTGGCGTTGTTCCCTGAACAGAGCGTAAACCGAAGATCAGGTCGCCGGTCATAGTATCGCCAGCAATGTTGACCGCGCCCAAGTTTGTTCTCGCATTCGCCGCTGTACTCGCACCAGTGCCGCCTTCGGTTATGGCAAGATCGGTGCTAAGTGCTAACTGGTTGATCTGGGCCAAGGAGGTGACATAAATCTCTCCTAGAGTAAGCGGGGAATCGCCCAATAACATCCCTCCACTAGAAAGGTCTGCGGAAGCCAAAAATCCATATCCATCAAGTAGGCGAACATCATCAATATAGACGGGGGCGGAGCCAGCGGCGAGCTTGAAATATATTCTTACTTTTGCCGTAGTTGCCGGATAATGACCGACAAGTAAAAACTTTTGCCAATAATTAATATCTGTTCCAGCTATCCCTGGCCCAATAGCATTTGCCCAACCCAATAACACATCGCCAGATGTGTAGCAAATGATTGCCGCCTCAACCGCACAATCTGTAGCAGTTGGATACATCCAAAAGGACAATAATCCATCACGTTCTGATACAGAAATAAAACCTGATGCAATTTCGTCATTGGTAGCCATACGGAGGCTATATATCCCGCCATGAGCATAAGCGCTACTTGCTGTCGGGGAACCGTACCAGGTTGTCCATCCCGTAAGACCGTTCTCAAAACCCGGATTGGTCACGGTCTTCTCTATATATTTGAACGAGACAAAACCCGTGCCGTAACCAGGGATGAGTTCAATTGCCCCAATTACAGAACCGTTATCAAATTCCAAGAATGTGCCGACTTTGCCAATCTTTATTCCATTCTCGTCCAATATCACCGCCCCCATTCCTGCCATCAATTGCGCAGTAAGAGAGTTCGCGCCCCATGTGAGTACTCCGAGTTTAGTTCCCCCGATATGGTAGATAGTCCCCCCGAACGATTCGCCATCTGAAGAGATGAATGTGCCGATTGCGTCGGCTTCGGTCGGCTCGCTTCCGGCGGACAGCGCCAGGAAACGCCCAGCGCGCTGGTCCCCCATCCTTGGTGCAGCCTCGGCCAGTTCGTTGAATTCGAGCACCGCCCGCTCCAGCGACAGGATGCGCTGCTTCAATTCATAGACCTCATTCCGCAAATCGGTCGGATCCATCAGGAGATTGAGTTCAGCGCTTTTCCTAGTCATGGAGATATCCTATCAAATTTAGCAGTACACTTTCATCTGATTCGTCGTAAACCATGCTCAGTATGCGCATGTCGCCTCGCCAGCCCCGGATGCCGCCGGGCAGTCTCAGGTTTGCTGCGTGCACGAGTGCCGTGTTACCCGGGTCCAGATGCTGGAATTCGCCTGCTTTATTAAATACTTTGACATTCAGGATCAACTGCGGATATCTGGAGGCTGCCAGGGATGCCCGCGTGTTCGCCTCCAGCGTGGTCATCTCTGTCACGTTCTGGAACTGCACCACTGTGCTGCGCAGTTTATACAATGTCCGGGATGCGGCATCTTCGAAAGGTTCGGTTTGCAGCCGGCTCTGCCTGGTGCTTTGGCTGCTGATGCCCGTAACCTGGTTGTAGATTTGTCCATCCACGCTGGCGCTGACGATCTGCATATTGGCTTTTTTGCCATCGTGCAGTAACAGATTGACGTTTTTCCCCGCCGGTCCCAGGTCCACATAAATGTACAGGCGGTTGGCTTGATCGCGCTCCGGCCGGAACACCATCTCGGTCGCCGTTTTCTCGAGCAGCGCCATCAATTGGTCCCACAGCGGCTTCTGCTCGATCGTTTCCTGGCGCACTGTTGGATCCACGCCGTCTGTTTTCCCCAATCTCAGGAAAAGATCATCCTCCGCATTGGCCAGCTTGATGATCTCGTCCATGATATCCGCCACGTTACCAGAGATGGTCAACACATCCGCCGGAGTGCGCATCGTGAATAAGTGCTCTGTCGGATAAAGCGTCACCTCCACCGGCAGGGTTGCCGTCCAGGGTGTATCGATCACGCCCACCCACGGCGGCAGTTCCGCATGCTGCACCTCCACCATCCTGCCAAACTGCAGCCAGTGTTTTTGTGCCGTATTGTCATCGATGGTGATGCTCGTCCCGCCTCCGCTTTGCACGTTGGCGTCGCCATAGATTATCCAACTGCGATTGCAGATTGCCTCCATCTCATCCACACTATAATTATCCGCGCCAAAAAGGACGATCCGGCTCACAAGTGCCTCCGGTACCAGGAGAGCGCCACCGCCAGCGTCCCCGCGCCCGGGCTGGTGATCTCCAGCTCGTTCGTGCCCGGCTTCAGCCGCAGCCAGACCGAGCGTGATTCATCGTCCAGTAGGAGGGCGCGGTGTGCGCCATGTTTGTCATAAGTGGCTCGGTAATTTTCCCCATCGAGCAGAAACGATACGACCCTGTATTCTGTGCTCAGCCGCATCGGATAGTACAATTCCACCTGGTCATCGTTCTCGTTATTGACCAGATCGAGATCCATCGCATAGTTCGATTTTTCCGCTCCCAGGCTGGAGGTCGGCAGGTTCGCCGTGACAAATTCCACCGTTACTGCCGTCGCCTGCAGACTGGCATAGGCGTTGAACAGCAACGCCAGGGAGGGCGACACGCAGAAGCGCACGTGCTTGGTGCCGCTTGCCATCGCCGCATCGGCGTGGTTCCAGGCCGTCCAGGTGCTCACTGACGCCGGCGTGGCCTCGTTCCAAACGTTGTACCAATTGACTTTATCGGCAGATCTCTGCAATGCCGCCGTGGCGGGCCAGCGCACGGTCGAGCGGTATTTATGGCCCGCTGCCGACACTTCCGCAATCCCACCCGGGCTCGAGAGCGACCAGGCCAGCGTTCCGCTGGCCGGCAGCCACGGTCCGGCAATACTGTACCAGCATCCCAGCTTCATCCCAACGACTGGAGCGCCGCTTTCCCCGTCTTGGGTGATCCAGAATAATTTCGAGACATTCCCGGAGCATTGGATGTATTTCATCCAACTTCCCGGACGGACCGGGTAGAGCGGGTCATAAAAAACGCTGTTGGCGTCATAGACCCAGGAATTGTTGTCAGAAGCGGATAGATTAAAAACCGGTTTCCGATTGTTATAATTTGGATCCACTGCCGCAGGCTGTTCCGCCGCCGGGTTCCCATAGCAAACAATGAGCGGGGTTTCGATGAACAAGAACTCGTCGTCAATGCTGTGCGCCTGCAGGGTGGTATCGAAAACTCCGCGCTGGTCCACAGCCAGCCGGTAATTTACAATGTCTTTGCTTTCATAATGGATCCATTCCGTGCCGTGATAAAGCACTCCGCTGGCCGGCAGTGAAAGAATGCTTAAGCCGCTTGCATCCTTTTGCTTCGCGAATTCGATATAATCGATATCTCCGCTGTCCGCGATGGCCGTGCGCAGCGTCAGGCTGTATCCCGGCCCAATGTGCACATTGAACCAGATGTGAGTGTGGTCGGTATTCGGATCCTCGACCCAGCGATGGAGTTGGTTGCCGCTGCCGTTGAAGATGCGCAGATCGTAGCAGTCCGCCCGCATTTTCGCCGCCGTCACCAGCGCCGCCGTGTCCATCACGATGCACCACGGACGATTACCATAGTCTATCCCCACCACGTTGACCAGGCGGTAGAGCTTCTGGTAGAGATAGATCCCGCTCGGCGCGGCCGTGGCCGTGAAGCTGGCGATCAGCCTCGTCTCGTCATCCCCGTGCACCGTGATCGCCTTCGTTCCGCCCGTGCCGCTCACCGCCCAGGTGTCCGTTTCCACGGAAACGCTGCGCCAGGCTGTCTCACCGGTCACCAGCATGGCGGTGAAATGCTGTGGATGATCTGGGTCCTGGATCAGGTTCTGGACACGGCAGGAGAGCTGGTACAACACACCTTCGTCCCGGAAGGTGGCCTTTAGGAGCCCCTCCGTCCCCCGCCGGAACCAGGATTTCAACTGGCCCACCAGGGCATCCCGGTTGGCTGTCACGAGGATCGTGATCGAGATCGGCACGGAACGGTTCTCGACCGTGTACGTGCCCGCATCCACCGAGTCGGCCATTGCCTCCTCGATGAATACCACATTCGCTGCCGGCAGGCTGTTGGGCGTCAGGTAAATGGACTTATAGTTAGCGTTGTTGATGTCGTGCCCATCGAAGCTCTCCAGGATGATCAACATTAGTAGCGCCTCCCCTTGATGGCCGCTCCCAGGCTTCCGGGCGTCTGCGATTGCTGGAAATACACCGGCGCGTAGAACGCAAAATGCTCGCTGCGTGTGGATACAGCCGCCGCCGTCGTGAGCACGCCCTGCCCGAAGAGCAGGTATGGATTGATCTCGGTCGTCAGCGAGCGCATCGCATGCGCCAGTTGATTCTCCAGGTCGGGCATGCCCTTGGCAATTCCCAGCCAGATGCCGGCCGGGATCATCATTCCCACAGTCTCCGCGAAAAGCAGAGACGGAGATTCTATGCCCAATATATTTTTGATCTCCCCCCAGATTTGCAATGCAAATCCTCTGATCTGCTCCCAAAACCACGGCAACTGCCCCGCGATCCCATCCCAAATGCCTTTTAGGATGTCTGTGCCGGCTTGCAGGATGGCTGGTAAGCTTTCCGTCAACACTGTGATGATGGTATTGATGATCTGCGGGACAGCCGCGATCAGCACCGGCAGCGCACTGACTATGCCAGAGATGAGTGAAATGATGATCTGCGGCGCCATTGCTACCAGTTCCGGAAGTAAATCAGTCAACACATCAAGGATTGTTTCGATGATCTGCGGGACGGCCGCGATCAAGATCGGCAGAGCCCCGAGGATGCCGGTGATCAATGACGTGATCACTTGCGGCGCCATTTCCACCAGTAAGCCTAGTAGACTGATCAACACCGAGATAATAGTTTCGATGATCAAAGGGATGGCCTCGACCAATAGGGGTATTGCACCGACGATCCCATTAATGAGTGTGAGGATAATCTTGGGCGCCATCTTCAGCAGCATTGGCAGCATTTTAATCAGCGTATCGCAAAGAGCGATCAAAATCTGCGGCACAGCCTCGATCAGGATCGGCAGCGCCGCCATCAAACCCTGCACCAGTCCCAAGATGAGCTCTAAGGCCGCCTGGAGCAGCATCGGCAAATTCTCAATGATCGTGGTGATGATCAGTATGAGCATCTGCACAATAGCCGGGATGAGCGTGGGCAGCGCAGCTGCAATCCCCTGCACCAGGGTGATGATCATCTGGAAGGCTGCTCCGATCAGCGAAGGCAGCGCTCCGATAATAGCTGTCACCAGCGCCATCACAATCTGGATAGCCGCCCCAACTAACATAGGTAGGTTTGCTACCAGGAAGCCTACCAGCGCCGTAATGATACCCACCGCCGCCGTTATCAGGGTCGGCAGCGCCCCGATTAGAGCCGTCAGGACGGACTGCACCAGCCCCAACGCGGCGCTGGCCAGGGCTGGCAGTTGCTCCGCCAGATCGGTGGCGATCTTCCCCAGCAGCCCGCCCAGTCCTGTGGCCATCTTGCCGATATCGCCATCGGCTCCCTGGACGAATCCCACCACCTCCTTGAGATAGCCCTGCACCTGCCCAGAAATTCCGGACATGGCCGGGATGAACGCCATCCCGATCTGCGCCAGCACCCCCTGAAAGCCCATCTTCAGGCCGTCCAGTTGATCCTGGAATGCCGCCGCGGCCTGCACAGATTCCTCGGACATGACCGCGCCCATGTTGTGCGCTTCGTCGCTCAGCCGCCTCAGTTCATCCGATCCAGCCGCGATCAGCGGGTTGAGCTCTTGCGCTGATTTGCCGAAGAGTTGCATCGCCAGCGCATCCCGCTCGGTCGGGTTCTCGATCTTGCCCAGCGCGTCGATCGTTGATGCAAAAACGGCCTGGCTGTTTAGCAAGTTCCCTTTTGCGTCTGTGACGCTGACGCCCAAAGTTTTGAACGCCTTGGCCTGCTCGCCCGTGCCGTCCTGCGCCTCCGCCATCGAGCGGATCAGCCTCACATTGGCCCCCGTGATCGTATCCAAGTCAACGCCCAGGATTTTTCCGGCGAAGCCCAGCTCCTGCAGCCGGGTAGTCGAGATACCGGTCTTGACCGACATATCCGCCAGGTCGTCAGCAGTCTTGGCCGCATTGAGCGCCAGGCCGGCCATTGCAGCTACCGCTGCGATTGCTGCCCCGCCCACCATTGCCAGGCCCACCACGGCGGCCTTGGCCACCGCACCCACCCCCCCTAGAATAGTTTTGAACGTCTCGACTTTTGACCCGCTTTTCTCGACTTTTTCCCCCATCTCCTTCGCTGAATCTCCTGTTTCTTCGCTTTCGGCGCTCACGTCGGAGAGCTTCGTCTTCGTGCCGGCAAGTTCGGTTTGCATTTTACCGAGCGTCTCTGTCTCTTTATTGAGCTTGATCTCCAGGTCCTGCGCTGCTCGGCTGGTGATCCCTTTCTCCGCCGCCACGCGCTCATACTCAGCGCGTATTGCCCCTACCTTTGATTTCTGGATTTCAATTTGACTGGTCAGGCTCTTGATCCGCATCTCCAGCCCACTGGCGTTGCCCGCCCAGTCCTGCAAGCCGGCCGCGCCGGCCCGGAAGCCGCTCTCCAATACCCGCAGTTCCCGGTTGGCCGCAGCCAGTCCGGTCTTGAAATCGGTGGTATCAATTCCTAACTTTCCTGCGAGTTTAGAAACTTCTTCGCCCATTGGGGAGCTCCTGTTTCTGCCAAGTAGGTGCTGCGCATGGAAACGCTACAGCCAGTCAGCTTGGTCCGCAAAGACCTGCTCTTCCTGCGTTTGCCTTCCCGCCCTCCCTTTCCAATGCGGGTAATACAGAATCAACGGCAAGAGGATATCGATATCTGTCTGGGCCAGATCGATCGGCGACCAATGGAACGCATCCACTAACATGCAGGTTAAATCCAGCAGCCAGTTCCCGCCGTCGTCTACCGGGATTTCCGGAGTTTCGGCGGAATGGTAGGGTTTGCCGAGACGATCGTCCCAGAGCGGGCGATTATGGTCTGTAGCACTGTCATGATCTCGGATACATCCGCTCCGCTGCGCAGCTGCTCGACCGTGAACTGATTGCCAAAAAACTCCACCACCAGCTCGAGCAGCGCGTTGACCTGCTCGACCTCCGCGCGGATCGGTTTTTGCCACCACCAGCGCCGTTTTTTCTCTGGGATATCCGAGAGTGCTTCCTGCAGCTGCACCGCCGCGATCAACATCGCGAAGGTGATCACCCTTTGCTGATATTCATGCTTGGCTTCCTGCGTCTCCGGGTCATATAACGTCAACTTGATCGGTTCGAGCAGCATAATTCATCCTTTCTGCCTGCCAGGCAGTAGCGCAGGTAGACCAATATTTCCCCTTCCCCTTTTCCCTCTCCAAATGGTGTTTTTCCATTTGGGGAGGGGTAGGGGTAGGGCTAGGTGTGAAGGTCAAGTCTACGCCGTGGCGAAATCGTAGACGGTGTCGACCAGGGTCTGTCCGTACATGTCCACTATGCCGGCCAAAACGATATGATACGTCTTGGCGGCGGTCAGGCTGGGATGGCCCAGCGTGAGGACTGTGCGGGCGGCGTTGAACGTGCGTGTGAGCGTGATCGGCGCAGCCGTATCGACGCGCACCAGGGAAACGCCATTCTCGACGTTCCCGGCCAGCGGATTGCTGAAGGTCAGCGTAATCGCCACGGTGACGGATTGGGCCGAGGCGCCATCTACTGGCGAAGGCGTGCAGGTCAACGCATCCGGGGTGCCGGCCACAGGTACCTGGACGGCATCGAACCAGGTCGAGCCATCGAAATCGGTGGCATCCTCGTCTCCCACCACGCTCTTGACCGCAGCGGTCACGCCATCCAGGACGAATTCATGGGTGGTCTTGATCGCCGTGAAGCCGATCTTGGTGGTCTTCGGCTCCGGGGTATCTCCCTTGGTGGCCTGCTCTTCGTCCGGGCCGCTGAACTTGCCCTTCAGATACTGGAAATATTTATATTTCCCGTTGCTCTTCACCGAGCGGAACGAAAGCGCCACGTCCGGCGGCACGCCTCCGTTATCGAACATGCGCCCGGTGGCGGCGTCGAACTCCCTGCCCAGCACCAGGGCCAGCATCGAGAGTGGGATGGCGGTGACCTCGAGATCGACCTTGGTTTCGCCCTCGCTGATCAGAATGTCGAAGGGCCCATCTTCGGCATACTGGGTCTTGGAATTTCTGGTCGGTTTGTGGCTGGCGCTCACCGCCGGCGCGAACGCCTGCGTTGCGCCTGCGGCATACGCGTCGGCATCGTCCTGGGTCACCAGGGCGATGTACAAATCGCGCAGGCCGACAACGGATTTCTTTTCTGCAGCTTGTATGGTCATGATCTTTTACTCCTATTCGAGATAGCGGTATTCTTTCGCCAGGCCGAAGTGCCCTGTTTCGGGGTCCTTCATCAGTTGGCGTGAATTACCTTTTTGGAAGCCTGCGGCTGTCATCGCCCCGTCCACTTTGGGCAGGGAGTCCAGGCCGCTGCGGCTGTAAATGGATACCTGGATCAAATATGAGCGTTCGGTCTCGGCATCGTCGGCATGCTGTTCGGGCGGGCTGACGACCAGTTGATAAGCCAGGTACGTATCAGGCAGCGTCCCATCCGCGCTCAGGTAGGGCGCCAGTGCGTACGGCACGGCCGGGGAGAGCGTTTCCAAAGCATCTGAGACGCGTGCAAAGATGCTTGTCATGCCACTCCCAAACTGGTCAAGATTTCTTTCATCTTGCTCCGCCAGCGACTGCGCATGTTCGCGAAGCTTGGCCGGATGAACGGCTCGGCCGCCTGGCGCGGCACGCCGAACTCTTTGTAGATGCCCGCCGGATCCGATGATGTATCTGCTCCGAGTTCGACAAAGGTAAAATTGCCTTCCCGCTGGGCTTCGGTTTTGAACAGCGTGCGCTCGGTCGCGCCGGTCCAGGTCTCGCTGCTCGCGCGCAGCAGCCGGTGCATTTCGGCCTCCACGATCGGGGCGCTCTCGTTCAGCGCCTGGGCAACTGCCTCATCCACGTCGATCCCGGCGGCGGCGATCTTCTCCAGATATTCATCCAGCCCGCTCAGGCTGCAAATGCCCTTTACCGGCATCCTACACCGTGCCTTTCACCCGCTCGACCACCATCTCCAGCCAGTGGTTGCGGCCCTGCACCGGATCCAGCGAGATTATTTGCCAGGCTGCGCCATCCTTCAGCACACGCCAGGTCGTCAGCACGTCCGTGCGGTGTCGGATGGTCACCACCGCGCGCTGGCTCGATTGCAGAGCCTCGCTGGATACCATTTCCTGCCCGTGTGCATTGACCCAGCGCGCCCAGACGGTTGGGTTCGTTGTGGCGTTTGCCCAGCCGGGCACCTGCGCGGCGCCGTCGTCTTTCGTGATCGTCGGGCTTTGGAGCGTGATGCGGGTGCGCAGATCGCCTGCGTTGACGTTATATTCAGCCATGTCATACGCTCACATCCTCGGCCGGGCTTTTCAGCACCACCACATACAGATTGTCCGATAGATCGCTGCCAGACGTTTGCCAGATCTGATCATCTGCGCTGATCTCGGTCTCGAATTTCGCAGATTGATCGCCGCTCGCGCCGTAGATTCCGACAAGTTTGATCACATCGTCACCCTCGCGCGCACCGGGCAGCAGGATCGATCCTGCGCCGCTCAATCCCTCGAATTGGTACTTGCGATATTTCAGCGCTTCCGCTTCGAGCTGCACCAGTTGGCCGGTGATGCCCTCCGGCCCCGTTCCCACCGCTCCGGGGTTGTCATACC